GTACGCTTCATGGCACCCACAACTTTGCCACCTATCACCAACACACGCAAGTCCTCTCCGGGATGATCATTTAGATACTCTTGCACAATCATGGTTTTCTTGTTTCCGAGATTGTCAATGAATTCCATGAGCTTTCGATAGTCACGTTTCTTTTCGCAAAGATAAACACCTTCGCCGTAACTGCCAGTCACAACCTTGATCACACATGGAAAGCCTATGTTGTTTTGTACAAGATTGTCATCTATGGGCAGTCGTACCATCATGGTGTTGGGAATGGGAATACCGGCACGACTCATGATTTGACTGCTACGCAATTTGTCTTTGACAATTTCGATTGGTAGACTACCATTAATACAGGGCACACCGGCTTGTTCAAAATGTCGTACTACTGCCAATTGGAATGGCAATATACCGGCTCCCAAGCGCACCAACACCAGTTTTGGCAGTTCCATGTCCTGTCCCTTGTACTTGATGCCACGATGTATGTCTCGGTCCACTATGATGTCAAAATCATCAGGATGACACATACGAGCCACAATACCTTTGTTTTCAAAAGTTTCCAGCAAACGATTACTTTCGTATTCGTTACGATCAAGTTTGGTCAGTATCAATACGGTCATGTTTTTGAGTCCAAGTTATAATTTCCCATACACCATCATGATGCTCGACCAGGGCCGTACAACTTTCTACCCAGTCGCCATCGTTCATGTAGGTAACTCCATTAATTGTTTTTATTTCTGCATGGTGTATGTGCCCACATATCACTCCATCATAGCCTTTTTTCTTACAGTAGTTTGCGAGATTTTCTTCAAACTTAAAAATAAAGTCTATGGCCCGTTTTACTCGGCCCTTTAAGTATTTACTCAAGCTCCAATAACCAAATCCCAATCTATGACGTATCCAATTAAATCTACTGTTAAGCCCTAGTATAAAATCATATGCGCGATCACCCAAAAAACTCAGCCAGGGCGCCAGTCTAGTGATACCATCAAACAAGTCGCCGTGCACCACAAGGTAGTGTTTGCCATCAACACCCACGTGTTCGCACATGTTGCAAATTTCCACAGTACCAAAACTGGCACCGTACGGTATCATGGGACGCAAAAATTCGTCATGATTGCCAGCTACATAAACAACTCGGGTACCACGTTTAGCATGACCCAACACTCTGCGTACCACATTTGTATGGCTTTGCTTCCAACGCAATCGGTTTTGTTGCATTTTCCAAGCATCAATTATGTCTCCCACCATGTAAAGTGTTTCACAGGTGTTGTGCTTGAGAAAATTGTTTAGGGATTCGGCTTTACAGTCTTTGGTGCCAAGATGTACATCACTGATGAAAATACTGCGATAAGTCTTCATACAGTATTTACAGATATTATACAGTAATAATGTTACATTTAAATTACATAAAAAAAAGCACCCGAAGGTGCTTGATTCTGGTTACGAGTTCCAGAGTGCACTCTATCGTTGTGCCCGGTTATGTTTATTTATGATTCATTATATTACAATATTATTACGCTCCGGGGCCTAGAAATATCTGTCTGGCACTTTTGCCCGCGCCCACAACACAGGCAATTTTGTCATTGTACTCTACCATGCTCCAGGTGTTAGTCTTGGGGTTTACAAGTAAAACGTATTTGCTTTCTGAACCCCTTCCGCTCCAAAATGGTTGTTCTTGGTATTGATCACTCAATGTTTCGATTACTGTTTTGGGATCCGAACAAATGACTGGTTTGTCTACTTCAATTAAATTGGGTTGGGCGCTTGCTACTAAGCTGGTTAGGAATAATATCGACGCCACTGCTGATATACGCATAGTGGCTCCTTTACGATATTTATTTGATCAGTTTTTCGCTGATTGATTTTTCACATGCGCCTGCAGTTTCGGGCATTACTTTTAATTGTGTACCACAACGGTATTCGCAGTATCTTCGTCCCCGGTCGTCAATCACTGTACTCAACAATACACACATGTGTACTTCTGAAACCATTGATGGTACATCACCAATTGTGATGTTTACGGTTTTGGGAGCAAATGGAGCTGCAATTGCTACTGCTGTTGTGACTCCCACTAATAATTTGCTTGGCGACTTCATACAAGTATTTAAATACCTGTATTGTTATTTTAACTGCTTATACTATTTGTCTTCACTAATCCAACGAAACCAGTCACAACGTTGTAACAACGAGGCCATTTCGTTTGCAGGTATTTCTGTTTGTTGTGCAGCAAATTCTACAAAATAGCTCCAGTCCTGTACTATGTTGTCTCGGCCACTGCACCATTGTTGATACATTTTGTGTAGCATACGTTCATTTATCATCAGGTTTCTCCTTGAGTGGACGGACTCGTTCTTTGGCTTCGCGCATTTTACGTTCGGTGGCGGGTGTAAGATTTTTTGCGGAAAGGTGTTGCGGGGGATTTCGGGGTCGAGGTTTACGATTGAACCAACTCATATGCTAGTATTTAATCCTAGTGCTGATATATTTAAATACATTGGTAGAAAGGAACTCATATAATAATGAAAACAACCGAGTTCATGGATTATCTTCACGAGCATAGTGCGGGTAAAGTATTTGCAATATTCATGGCCATTGGATTATTTGCTGTTGTCGTCACTCTCTCTATTGTGTACGTTGTTACGCGACGCTGATGCATCCTGTAACTGTTTATATCGTGTGTCTGCTCTGGTATTTGCTTCTTCAAGCACTCTAGCAATTTCCTGCTTACGTATTATTTCCAATGTGGCTCGGGCACTATCACTTTTCCATTCGGGGTGTCTACGCTCTGCATCGTGTGCAATCACGGCCATCATGCCACCGGTAAATATCAACAGGAACAAAAACAATCCACCCAAGTATGCATCGGCACGCAGAGCCCGCATGAATCGTTCTTTGCGACGCAAATCGGCCGCCTCCAGGGCCATTTTCTTTCTCAAGTGAACTTCTTGTTGTTTGCCCAGTTCCTCCATCATTTTGTTGACGTCGGTCCATAAGGCACCCAGTTCAGGTGGGCTTTGATACACCACTAGTTCACGTAGTTCCACACTCATTGCTTCTAGTTTTTTCTTCATGAGCACACGTTGTAGTGCACGTTTACCTAGACTGGCGTCTCCGGTGTATAACTCGTCTCGGCTGTGTTTTTCTTCTTCTTCAAGCACGGTCTTGCATTTGTGATATGCGTCAAAGAAGTCGCCTAGTTTGTCACCAATCTCGGCGTAAACATCGTCGGTCTCGCCGCCCTTTTTGTTCAGTTCAATGACTTCGTTTTTCTTTTCAACCAGTTGTCTGCGTTGTTCGGGAGTGGGCGGCTTGTCTTTGTGTTGAGCGTTGAATTGTTCGTCAAGGTCTTTGAGTACGCCTTTTACATCTCCAGCCGCTCCCTTGATGTCTTTGTATAACTGACACCCCTTTTTAATGGCTTGTACAGCGCCATTAGCAAGGGCAAACAGTGTTAATGGATCCATTTCCCAAAGCCCCTTATTTATTATTTAAGGGCCAGGGCAGGAAATTATCTAATACATGTTAATATCTCATCATAGAATGTGTCTAGCTCGCCACCAAATGCGCCTTTAAGGTGTTCGGCTATGTCTATGCAAAGTTTATTGTTTTGCTCTTTATATGCTGCAATAAAGCCTTTATGTAGGTTTACATAGCGTTCTAAGTTGGCAAATCCATCAGCAAATAGTTTTTCTGGAGGCACTACACAATAGGCCGTAATTGGTCCAAATCCTGCTATGTCAATTGTTTCCAATTCCAATACAGTATGCGAATTGCTTAACTTGTCTGCTGCCTCTTGATTCCATATAATTTGCATATTACTTTTTCTCAAATTTTGGTTTTATCTCTAGCGCACAAAAAATAGTTTGCACCGCTTGTGCTTGGCTTACACAATCTTCTAGTGCATTGTGTAAACCCTCTTTGCCTTTTTGTCTTGGGTCGCCATGTACCTTGAACAAAGTACGACTGTCTGCAATTTGCCAGTACTGCCAATTTGGAGTCATGTCATATTGTTTGTACAAATGTTCTAGGATACCAATGTCAAATACTGTACCTTGCGCCCAAATATTATTAACGCCAACTAAAAATCTATTTAATTCTTTAAGCATTTGCGTTACAGGAATACGATCCTCCATGCCCAATGCTTCTTCTCTGACAGCTTCTGCTTGATCCAACCACCATTGCATAGTATCTTCTCGCACTATGCGTCCCCGAACGATTTGATCGTCAACATCAGGCTTGCAGTAAATTCCCCCAATTATATCTTCTTTGGTATAGGGATTGAATTTAACTGCGCCCAAGGTTAGCACAACACAATCTGGGCAAGTGCCCAGTGTTTCGATGTCAAGCATCGCATCCATTTTATTTTTTACCAGTTAAGAGTTTTTGACTTTCTGCGGCTGCAACACGTTGACGCAAACTGCTGCTTGAGAATGAATGATCTCGGCTATTGAACACCGTTTCAATCTGCATTGCAACACCTTCATTGCGTCCAGTAAAGTTTGTGTCTTCGTATTCTTTACCTAGTATACGCACATTAATTGGCAGTGTTAGCAATATATCTAATAAATCTCTTTCAGTGGTGTAAACAATAATTTCATCTACATAACGGCACGAGCCTAACTGTATTTGTCGTTCCACAATACTTTGCACTGGAGGATTTTTAGTATCCGGACGATCAATTGATGCATCGGTTTGCAAGCCGGCAATTAAATAATCGCAATGATTTTTTGCTTCGGCCAACATAGCAATGTGTCCGGCATGTAGCAGGTCAAATTGTGAGAAGGTAATGCCAATACGTTTACCTTGGGCTTTTAGTTCTTTGATGTGATTGAATATCATATGTCTTGTTCTATTTTAACTTGTAATGGAAAATCATTGTTACGGGCTAGTACCGTAACTTCAATGCCTTTTTGTTCGGCCATTTCATAAGGAAATACAGCAACAACTGCAGAGCCTTCTTCATGCACCTTCATGGTTAATGCTTCTGCGGCACCTTCATCATAATTAAAAATAACCTTTAAAGTTTCTATAACAAATTCTTGTGTAGTAACTTCATCATTGATATAGATTACTTTGAACTGTGGTGGTTCGGGAATGTGAATCTTTGGTTCGATTTTTGGGCGAACTATAGTGTCTGTTTGGCTCATAGTTTTTCAGTCATAATTAAAGGGGTAGTTGTGTATACCCCTTATTGTAGCACCTTAGAGATTACTTAGCAAATGAAATGGCAATCTTTTTAGGTTTGTCTTCTTCGGGAATTACCTGCTCTAGTGCTATTGCAAGTATACCGTTACGAACTGTTGCTCCGCGAACCTCAATGTGCTCGGCTAAAGGAAAGGTACGTGTAAAGTCTCTGTTACTGATACCTTTGTGTAGGTATTCTAGTTCAGTGGCGTCATCACGTTTACGCTCACCTTTAACGGTAAGAACGTTTTCCTTTAGTTCTACGTCGATTTCTTCCTCTGCAAATCCGGCTACTGCCAGTTCAATTGCATAGTGTGTGTCATCTAATTTGACCACGTTATGTGGAGGATAGTTACCATCTGCTTTGCTATTGGCAAAGGTGCGATTTAGCTGGTCGAACATTTGATCAAAACCAATACTGTGGCGATGCAACTGTGCAGCTAATTGTGGTAAATCGAGGGTGTGAATTGAAAATTGTGTCATGTTTTTCTCCTATTAAGCAAGTGACATTTATTGTAGACCCAATAATTGGCATCTACAACATTATTTATTATATATAGTTATTAATAATATGCAAATATTTTGGTAAATAAAGTTGTAGTTCGCGATACTGGAAATATCCAACTACTCTAATGCTTGAAAGGAGCACCAGCAATGCTATTTATAGATAACAAATACACCAATTGGTATTATGAAATCATTCATAATGCTCAAAATAGAATCGCCACCGGATACATCGAAAAACATCATATAATTCCCCGTAGTTTGGGCGGATCTAATGAATTATCAAATATAGTTAGATTAACTGCTAGAGAACATTACATTTGCCATTACCTTCTTACTAAAATGACAACTAGTAAGGATAAGATTAAAATGTTTCACGCACTAAGATTTCTTAACGCAAATAATAAAAAAAGTTCTCGAATATATGAGTACATTAAGATTAATTTATTTTCAAAAAATAATATAGAAATGTCAATAAAAAGATCAGCAATGCCTGCCGAGGTGAAGAAAAAGATTTCAGATAAAATGAAAGGGCGACCTGCCCATAATATGGGCAAGACTCAGATACATAAAAGGCATAAAATCAGGAGTGATTCCCCTTCAATTGGATCCAATGGAAAATTAAAGGGGTTAGTCCGCCCTAGACTATGTTGTATATCTTGTAAAAAAGAAGTTGATATTGCAAATTTAACAAAATATCATTCGCATTAGTACATTCTTTTGGGCAATGCTTCTGCGTCTAATTTTTTACGCCAGCGATTTTTTGCTGCACTTTTGGCTTTTTTGCGGGCGGTTGTTGGTTTCTCGTAAAATTCTCTATCGCGCAATTCACGTAACAGGCCTGATTCCAGCACCTTCTTTTTGAATTTGCGTAGTGCTTTTTCTACGTTATCGTTTTGGACAAATACTACATTGCCCACTGCTTTTTTATAATCTGGTTTATCAAAATAACTCATCTTAGTTTATTTAGTAAAATATTCCGTTGGATCGGTATTTTCTGCGTAGATAACTTTGTCTGCGATAGCATTAACTTTGGCAAGCCAAGTGGCATCATTCATTGATTGATTGTAAAAATATACGTTATAGGGACGATTCGCGTTGCCTATTACTTCACTGAGTTGTTTGATTTGTTCTTCAGTAGCATCATGTATCAGTATTGATTCTACGTAGTCTGGTGGGGTGATAAAATTACTGTGCATTTTTAGCCTTTTCTAATTGTTCTGCAATTTGTGCTCGTTCAATATCGGTAAGGATATCAGGATCGTATTTTCCTTGTTCTAACTGTTCTATCAAGTGCCAAATATACTGTTCGTTATAAGCATAAGTATCTGATTGTTCTTTGTCTACTTCAATCCACTTTATACCATTATACTTGAATAAACGATTTGGCAAATAGTCTGTTCTTAAATAAACATCGCCTTTTGTTGCCGATTCGGGAAACTTGTTTCCAAAATCGCTACTTACTGCGTTGCCTACTAATTGGGGTGCGTTGTCTGCAACAATCGACGCACCCCTATCTTTTTTTCCTGGGTGCGGGGCTGCTTCTATATTCCTTTCAGGCACCGGCGGAGTTACATAGTCTCCAGGTCGCTCAACATCAGGAACATCTAGATCAACTTGTTCTATTGCTTGATTTAATTCTTCAACTTCTTCGGGCTTCCAAGTTCTAACCTCATAGGGGTCTTCGTCCCCAGAATGTTCTTCCTCAAAGTGATATTCGTGTTCGGGAGTATCTGGTAACAACATTGTTTGCACATCTACTGTTCGTTCTTCTTCAGTAGGTTTTTCGCCCACATCTGCTACATATGGATCAGGTATCGGGAATGTTTCACTATGTAATGCAGTTTGTTCAGGCGAAAGATCGGGAACTGGTCTTTCCGGACTAACCTCGGCAGGTTCATTATTTTCATCCAGTGCCTTTTCTTTTTCTTCTCTTATCCAGGCAAATGTCATTTGCGAGGCCAACAACATTACAACTGCCAGTGGATCAAATACAATAACGATTAGGATAATGACCCAAGTCACCGCTCGTTCCAGGATCGACGCATCCGGGTTCGCACCATATACAAATGCCGCGATATACTTAATAGGTCCGACTTCGGCTTCAACTTTGCGGTTCTCCGCACGAACCGGGGCCGATTCGTCATTAAGCTGACTAATGATGACTTGGTTGGTTTCAATGTCCTTAGCAAGCGAACCGCGATCCCGTTGTTGAGATTTACGTATAGTTGCGGCTTTCTCGGCTCCCTTTTCAGAATCTGATCGAGCCATGATTTGGTCCACTGCCTCATCCATTTGTCTAAGTTGCTTGCGGTCGGCCTCAATGTTTTCTCGTGCAGTCTTAATTTTTTCGTCATATATTGCAATCTTGCTTTGTACATCACCTGATACTAGTGTTTGGTCACTGTGTGCCTTTGACAAGAAACCAAAGATACCCAAACTGGTAATAATCATTAGGATTGTGACTGCGGCAATTGCATACCATTTCATTAGTAGTGGTAAGCGAGGCCAATGTGCTTTAACCCAACTTGCAGTTACCAATTTACCAACTTCTAGGCTTACGCCCATGATAGCAATTGGTACGGCGGCAGCTGAGAATATGGCCATGAGTCCCATGACCGAGTAGTAAATGGCAACAACCGATATGGACAATCCCGAAAGTAATAAAAGAATAGCAAGTATCATAATAGTGAAAGGAGTTTAGTCACTTATTCTACTACGATCGTGTCACAATGTCAAAGTTTTTGGTTAACCGTAACTGGCCACGCAATAGGTATTGCCTGCGGTGCCGTCAACACAGGTGTAAACCAGCGATACCAAACTTTGAGCAGTTGCAGCCGGGGCATTACCACCACCACCAATGTTAGTTTTGCCTGCCAAGTTGATGTTGTTGCTGGCACTTACACCGGTAACAATATTTCGAGCAGCCGCTAGATTAATTGAAACTGTGATGGTTGATCCAGCTACCAATGTACCATATTGTAAGGTAACAGTACCGGCTGGTTGGTAAACCATGATCATACTGTCTGTACCAAAGTTCAAAGTTATAGTAGGTGTACCACCCGAAATAGTTCTAATACCACCACTTGTAACAACTTGTGCTCCAGCATATAAAGTATTGGCTGTAATTGATCTAGTAACTGTGACGTTGCCACCCACTGTTTCATTGTTGGTGACTGTGATATTGCCGGCAGTGATGTTGCCGGCAGTGACAAATCCTGTAGCAGTTACCCCTAGTACCGGATCAATTGTGGCAGTTCTTGAAATTGTGCTATATGCGGGACCTGCCGAATTGGCTGTGGTCCAGAACTCAATACGGCCACCTTGATTGGTAGCAGTCTGTATTTCGTTAGTGACAAATGACATACGGGCCGGACCAATGTTGCTCCAACCTGTGCTATTATAAGCACTACCGCCAACTCTAAACATGTCCACATTGCCTTGTACGCCAGTGGGGCTGGCCATTGTGCCTTCAAAACGTCGACCTACCAAGACCGAATAACTGCCCAAACTGTCAAAGTAGACTCGGTCCGAATTATTTGCCTGGCCAGTGACCTGCAACATAACTCCAGTGTTAACCGGAGTTTGCCACTGTGCATTAGCGTCACCAGTAATTTCCACTGCACCTTGCACACTGTTTTGTTGTGTGATATTGAAAATACTTTGACCGCTCTGCAACATGTTGCCAGTTACAGTAACATTGCCCGTGACTGTTGTGGGTCCTGTGACTGTGGCAGCTCCAGTAATAAAACTATTACCAGTTAGATATGTATTGCCAGTAATAGTTGTGATCTGACCGGTTACTGTGGTGTTGCCTGTGACTGTGGTTGTACCAGTTACAAATGTGTTGCCAGTCACATAGGTATTGCCAGTTACAAATGTGTTACCAGTCACATAGGTATTGCCAGTTACAAATGTGTTACCAGTTACTGTGGTGTTGCCAAGGATATTTAAATTACCATTAAAATTGTTTTGTCCATTAAAAACACTGGTACCGTTGTTGATGGTGTAACCAGTAATGGTCAAGTTGCCCTGTTGTACCACATTGCCCACCATTTGTGTATTACCAGTAACATTCAAGTTACCGTTAAACACACTCAGGCCATTATTGGTGGTTTGACCAGTGATGGTCAAGTTGCCAACTTGGTTAACATTGCCGTTGAATGTGGTGGTGCCATTATTGACTTGTGCACCGTTGACTGTGAGATTACCAGTTTGCGTGGTATTGCCTGTGCGAGTGGTATCGCCAATGAAATAACTGGGACCGTTTACCACCAAGTTGCCGGTAGTGGTCAAATTGCCAGTGGTACTGATGCTGCCCTGGTGCACTGTGGTGCCAACAAAGGTCACTGCGCCGTTGAAATAACTGAGTCCGTTTGTGATGGCATTACCGTTGGTGACCAAATTGCCGTTAACAGTCACAACACCGGCCTGACTGCTCAGTACCGGAGTAGTTGAATAATAGCCCGAGCTGGTCAAGATACGCAGACTGCCCACTAGGTTCACATTGCCGGTGCCGTTACTGGCTAAATTTACATCGGCATTGTTTGTTATGGCGCTGATTGTGGTGCCGGCCACGTACAGGTTACCAAGATTGGCAGTGGTACTGGCCACCACAATAGGTACGCCGCCTGCGGTAGTGCCATCGCTTAATCGCAATTGGCCCACGGTTTCATCGTAAAAGATGTGACCGCGCTCGCCCACAAACGTGGCACCGTTTGTACCGTTCGCTCTACTACTGAATAGTTTTTGGATTGCCATCGAGACTTAACCTTCCCAGGGTTCGTCTTCGTCGGCTATAGCAATAGTTATGGGGGCCAGTCCAGCATTGCGCTTCATGATCGCCATTTCGTCTTCATGATCATCACACTCACATGGCGAACATCCACATTCTTCACATGCTTCTTCGCCAGCCAGGCGCTTCATCAGGTCCAGCTTTTGTTGCAGTGGAGGTACCATGGGCTTGACATTAATAACCTCATGGTCTTCGCTACCTTCAGGATCTGGCGCTGAGTGCATTTCACTGCTTGCTCCTGGACGGTTGGTGATTTCTGTTCCACTACCACCTTGCGTTTCACCGTCTACGACGTCGGCTAATTTACGTAGAATTTCTGCCATGTTCATAATTTTGTTCTTTCATTAATCCAAGCTTCAGCTAATTGCACTAATCCTAATAATTCTTCTACACTTTCACAATGCCATTTGCGTAGGCTTTTGTTAATGCGACTATTAGGATCGTGTTTAGTTTTAGCTCCGGTGCGATGTTTCTTCATGCCCTTCATTCTTGCACAAAAACTAGCACGGCGTTTTGCTGCCTTGCTGCCTTTTTTAAGTTTACTGGGCTTGGTTGTTACTGCGGTTTGTAAGTGACTACCTGGATGTTCTTTACGATAACTTGCAACACCTTTTTTATTTAAACCGCCATTTTTGTTTTTGCCTGACTTCTTTTGCCAAGCAGCAGTTTCAACAACAAATTCACTAATCTTCATTGTGTTATCCTTATGCTGCTGCCACGTTAGCTTGGAATGAGTTATTGGCAACTGCCGGTGCAGTTCCGCTTGGAGCCACGTTTCCAACTTGTGTCACTGATATTGCAGCTACACCGCTAGTAGGCAATAAACTGAGATAATTTCCAGTGCCTTGCATGTTAAATGAAGTTCTGTAGTTTGGCGGAATGATAGTGCTAACATTGCTAGTTAAACTTGCGGCGCCATTGATATTTGCCACTAACGCAACATTAGATACAATGATGACTTTTGTACTGTTTATTGTTGGCGTTGTTACTGCGCTACCTGATACGAATGTATATGAATATGCCATTTCTAGATTCCTTGGGTCTTTGTGTTATTTAGCTGATCTTAGTAACCCGCGGCTTTCAATCTTGCGGCCAATTGGTCTAGGGCCGAACTAACTGTGGTAACATTGCTAGTCCAATTTTGATAGTTGCCCATGGTATACAATGTGGCTTGGGTATTAGCGGCAGTACCAACGGCATTTACATAACTTGTTGCCGCTGCCCCAATTACATCATTTACATAAAGAATAACATTGCCAGTTCGCCCAACAACACTAGTAACTCCCACAACGGCATTGCTCTGTGCTAGAATATTAGCAAAGTTACTGTCTATAGTTTGGAAAGCCGAACGTAGTGTATCACCTGTGCCATCATTGGCCATAGTGCCTACAAATACATTTGATAAGATCATAAAAATACCCTGTTATAGGGTATTTATGATTAGACTCCTAGTTTTTTGGCTTGTTCGTAAAGCGCAAAACTAGCTAGATTTTTGGCTTTTGCTTCGCATTGTATGTCAAATGCGTCCCAAAAACTCAATGCCCACTCGTTGGCTGGAGTGTTCCAATAAAAGTTACTGTGGGCCCGTAACTTTTGCTTTTTGTAACCTGTTTCTAATAATAGGTTCAAATTGGGTTGAGTCTCAGTATCATGTCCTTCAACGACATCTTCACGGCTTAGTGAATAGTGTATCACAGGGCGCTCACCGCGCCATGAGTCAATTACACGTAAACATCTATCGTCTTTGGGGGAAATGTATTCTCCTGTACGGACCCAGTGGTGGTGTACGTCCAATACGAGGGCGACATCTCTACCAAGCTCAAGGCTGGAGTCCAAGCCCCAAGACATTTCGTCGTTTTCAATTGTAATACAGTTGCGAGCCTCGGGCGATAGTCGTCTGAGTACATCTTTGATACCCTGTGGGCCTCTACGTCCTGATATATGGACATTAATCTTGAGATCCTGGAATCGCTTGCCATATCCCATCCAACGGGCCATATCTGCATGGTACTCAAACTCCTCTATACTTCTATTTACAACATCGTCCGACTCGCTTGCCAACACACAAAACTGGCCAGGATGAAAGCTGAGGCGGACGCCACGATCCATAGCCACTTGTCCCACTTTGTGAAACTCACGCTCGGCGTAGTCTTTAAAATCTCTTTGAGCATAGAAATGCTTGAAATCATTATGGGTATACATAGGCAGTATGTCACTGCCAATCCGCACCATGCGTAAATGCTCATCTAGTGATCCAACCTTTTCTACAAGTTTACGAGTTGCCTCAATATTGTGTTTAATCAAATCCCACATCTTGTCTTCGGCAACAGTACGATCTTGTCGTTTGAGCCAAGCCACAGTAGTAGTATTTACGTTGTATTGTTTGGCCGTGTCAGTTTGTTTGACACCATTAATTTGGCTAGGGCCATCAATCCACTTGCAACAGAAACCGATTTTTTTAGTCATACTGTATTATATACGTATATTATTTCTTTGTCAAGCAATAAAGCCTTGAAATGTAGCATAAAAGTACCATATATAAAAAGGTCCCGTAATTTCCAAACGCCAACCATTTTCCCATTGTGCTAAATGCTGAAATTTTGGTAAAATTTCCAAATTATTAATGGTTAATTGGGCAGGAATGTTGTTTCCCGACAACACAATATCACTTAGTAAATCAAGTTGAATTGATTCAGTAACCTCTTGACCGTTTACCGTAACTGGGGTGTCTGTTATTATGGTTAATTGATTTTGGGTATCAATATCCGTAAGCTCTAAGAAATTGTTCATATTCTGGAAGATAGTCAAGTATTGTGTTGTTTCTAATGCTTTCAAAAGATTTTATAAACGTAACCAATTGTTGCCTTAACACCTCAACGTCAGTGGGCACCGTATAGTTCTTTATCAAGTCTCTGTATTCAATTATGTTGTTGGCAATTACATCCGAGATCAAATCACTTCTGCGTATATTAATGTGATTTGTTTTGGATAATTGGTACTTTTCAATTAATGCATCCAAGCGAGCAACAATTGAATTTCTGATCTCGGGTGGCATTAGTTCAATTCTCAAGCATTCGGGCTTGTACAATATATTGCAACTTTCTGCAATTACATTGTTTTCTATCATGTACTCGAATAACAAATCCAATTGGCTTATAGTAAACACATTGGGAGTAATTCGCAAACTAATGTAAAGTTTTGAATCGGCTCGCAATTTTAAGAATCGATCTATGTTGGCTTTTATCTCGTTAATTTTTCCCGGATAACGAATGTAATCATTTAACTCAGTGACACTTTCAATGCTAATGCCCAAATGAAATTCTTTGAATTGTTTGATTAACTTTTCCACTCTCTCATCATATATTGTGCCATTTGTGGTTGTGCCAACAATTACATTTTGACTTATACCACTTTCAATTAACTGTTCACATATACTATAAAACGCAGGATCATATAATGTTTCTCCGCCTAGAAAATGTATGTACTTTAAATCCTTGAAGTTGGCAACTTCTTGCACAAACTTCTTTACAGTCTCGGGATCTCGTGTCCAAGAGCGATAGTGCTCAGGTTGAGCAAACTGTACAGGATTAAACTTGTGCAGTTGAATATAGTCTTGTTCTAGTCGGCTGCTGGCTTTAGGATCACACATGATGCAGGCACTATTACAAATATTTCCCAAGTCAATTTGCAAATCTGCAATGTGATACTGACTTAGTCCTTGTGTATTTTGACTGTGTAAAAATTCTGCATAATGCGGACTGCTTCTAGCAGTTAGCGCAAAATTATCAACGTCAATTGCACTTTTGAGTAGTTGTCGTTTGCGTCCGCTTACCTTGTCAAACTTGTCCTCATAATAGCAACTGCTGCATCCTGCTACCGATTTACCGCCAAGCAAATCACTTCGTAACGAGCGCATACGGTCATGGTTATAAAATTCCATAATTGAAGTTGTTGCTATGTTGACATCGGATTGTGGATTTTTAAACCAACGACATTCTTCAAAGCCGCCATCATAGGTTAGGCGGAGGTGGAACCAGGGACTGGAACAAAAACTGTTTTTGAGCATTGTGCTTACTGTATTGATTGATCTACGTCTACGTTATCAACATCTGGAATGCCAAACAATCTTAAAATCTTGTTGACATTCTTTGGCGCTTTAAAAGGAACGTGTTCGGGAAGAAAAATGCTTTTTAGTTCGCCATCTGAGTCAAGTATGAATCCGTAATCTTCATTACTGATGTCTCCGGGATATTCTTCTTCTTCAAATTTATCCACCAACATTATATGTTTACCCATAATTGACTCCTAGGTGTTGTTATAGTATTTACTATTTTACACTTAGTCTTGGGCTAATGTCAAGTCAATTTTTTTATCCGCATAAAAGATGTGGCCGCCAATCCTATTGATAAAATGCTTTGTTTTAGCCCAAGCTGGGTGAATATGCTTTTCGTGAAAATATTCAGCGTCTGCATATTTGTCACGGAATTCTCCGTATCCGCCTTCAAGAAGTTCTTGAGCGACGGCAAGGCTATTTTCCCATCTACTATCGTTATAGTTAATTTTACGTACATTTTCACATCTCCATGAGAATTGACAAACTGCTCTGCTTGTCCAAACTACTTGAGTTTCTTTAACTCTATTGACTGTTTTGAAAATTACCCCCGTGGTAACTTCCCGAACATGAGTAATAGTTTTAGGAACACTAAAAACTGTTTTTTGATTCACTACACCGCATATGGTGTGTGGATATTTTTCATCGTTGCTTCGGTTAATTGTAACCAGGCCTACTGCAACTTTGCCTTCTTCGCTTTCTAAGCCAGCTTCGTAATAGATGTTACGAGCTAGACAGTCTAATTCACGTGAGTTAACGGACTGTGCTTGACCGGGTGCCATTACGGTCAGGGCTAATATTGCTACTATGACTTGCATCATAATTCTCATATTGCTCTCCTTTTTCTTTCTTGTACTCTATTTAAGAACCCAATGTCAGAGTTATAATACTATATAACAATCTGCAAGAGCTCTTAAATAACGAAATTGTTGTTTTTACGCCATTAAATGCTTACTTATTCTGTGATAAGTACGTACTTATTGGGATATTTTGCGCTTGTGCTCCAGCAATTGCTTGTGCTGGTGCTGCATCATTGCTTTGATTGATGCCGTATTGTAATAAAGTTTGTCCATTGCTGGACTCGGCTATTACTGCTCGAATTGTATCTCCATACTGATCGTTTGTGATTAAGTTTGCCGAAACTTGATAAGTTTGAGTTTGGGTTGAATCGGAAAAGATAGATCCCAAATTTTGTGAGAAATTTAATAGTATATTATTTGGCGCTGGAGATATAGTTGCCCCAGCTATATTGAGATTGTTGACTTCATTTGCAAGTTTATTTAATATAGTATAATAACTTGAAGCGGCTTGATTAACTGCAACTGTATTTCCTAGAGCATTCAATGCTGAATTTACTGCTGCTACATCTGCATTAAGTCCTGCGACTAATAGATGTTTATTACCTGTCAAAGTTGTTGCATAGGTATTAATAGCCCCAACTAAGGTTAACAAAGCACTTTCAACTGCGGTTGGTGCTATTGCTTTATATTCAGCGATTAGATTGTTTATTAAAGCAGTATATGGCATTCCGGCTGTGGCTCCCAAGAAATCACTCATTATGAGATTGTTCAATGGGCCTGAACCAGTTCCGGTAAAACTTTGTAGTGTACTTATTGTTGAGTTCGATAGTATTGCCGAAGATGCAGAAGTAGTGGTGTTAGCGGAAAATACAGGAACTTGTATCTGCACCAATACATTTGCTATATCCTGCCACGTGGCTAAATTGCTACTGCCAATAATATTATAAATGTAACTGCCCAATTGATTTAAACTAGAGATGTTTAATGTTGAGTATTTAGACTGTAAATTTGCAGGAATAACTTTGGAAAAATCTAAATAATCTGCCAAGGTTGTAATTGAAAAATTTGGTACTATAGTTGTTCCAGTGGCTGCAACAATCTCAGCCAAATCACTGCCAGTTATTGTTTTATAAATTGCCAATACTACATCGGGACTGTTGGCCTGCACCGTAGTGGTTGTTGTAACATTTTGAGTGACAGGCAAAAGTGTTGTGCCTACTATGCTATTCACTGACAAAGAACTTGCAGTTTGTGTAGTGGTAGTTGTTGTTGGAGGAATTGAAGTAATGTCAGTTACATCTAATCCTGCTGCTGTTAATTTTGCAGATAAATTGCCATAACTGCCCAGGCCTTGATTTAGCAAATTTTGCCCAAACACATAAGGATCACCAATCAAATTTGGCTTGGAAGCATCATACATTGTGCCCCAAGTTGATACCGTTTGCGCCACTAGATTACTCGAAGAGCCTATACCATACGTGGCCAAATCACTGGCACCAGCATAGCCTATTCCGCTATCTCCGTAGGTTTTATTTTGCAGTATATAAATTGATCCTGCTGTATCAAAAACACTTGATGCATGAGCATAAGAAGCAGAAAATACATTGGCAAATCCTGCTAAACTATATGTAAATGGCGCAGCGGCCTGACTGCTTAAAGTCCTGCTCACCCCAGCAAGATTGCCAATATTAGCAATGCTAGAAATAACATTACTTTGAAATATATAGCCCAATGATGTTGAGCAAACTGGCGATGCATTACTAGGATAATAATCCAACAACCAAAGAACATTGTTAGAAACTCCCACTCCAAGATTGGATAGCACCGTACCTAGGTATGCATCCCCAGAGTCAAGAGTTGATGCAGCAGCACTAAACACATTGGCAGTATAACTTATTGTAGGTAAAGATCCAAACGAAGAAATGGCATTTGATAAGGCTACATTTGGTGCTAGGCCATTACCATTTAAAATTGTTGCAGTAGCAGTTAGTTGTAGTGCTGAACTCATGCTAACTCACAAGTACTGTGGGTATTCCGGTAGCAATCAGGTGTCCACAATTGCATACGCTGCCCACAAATGCCACTGGTTTGCCGTTTACTAATATATTTGGTATTCCGGTAACAATCAAGGAACCGGTCACACACAATGGTTGTACCTTGGGATTGCCGTGTGGCAGTATCTTGTCGCCAACTGTGGCCACTGGTTGGCCGTTGACCGTGACTGTTCTAACGGCCAAAACTGTTCCTGGAGGAGGAGCTGGCGGTGCTGGATTTGTAATGGAAAGTGCGTTTACTGCTATTGGTAACCCCGGCATAATGAACCTTAACTAAGTTGGATGCCGGTAGTTGTTTTGATATAATGTTTTTCTATATCTGAAATAACTGGAGCGTGCATCAGAATGTGAGCGCCTCTTAGCGTCACATTAGTATTTATATCCCCAGAAATCATGGTTTGCATCAAGCCAAGTCCTTCTCGTGCAGGAACTACTGTGCAAGGTTTAGAAACAATAAAATCCCCTTCAACGCTTTTACTAACAAGTTTGGCTACGATTTCGTCACCGGTGACTAATTTAAAACAAATGATGTCGCCATCTTTGTATCCTTTTTGAACTAACATTTTTATCCTTTGAGTGTTTGAAAAAATTCTGGTGTTTGTTTAGTCAAGCCAGTAAATCCGCCTTCAACTAACAACTTACCATCTTGATAGATTTGCGGAACTGTTCTGTGGCCTTCGCTAACAATGAACTCACGTGCACTAGGAGTTGTTTCAATATTGATTTCTTCGAATGTGATGCCCTTTTGCTTTAACAAGTTTTTTGCTTGTACACAATAAGGGCAATTGTTTTTTGAATATACTGTAATCATAAATTAAACTGTTTTTGTAATAATCTCAAATTTCATATTTGTTGCAACCAAATACTTGTCAAAGAATGTTTTGTAATTGGTGTCCCATACAAATGCATCAGCACTTGCTTGATCTTTCCAAGTCCAAACAATACCATTAGTCATGCTTTCAACTAAATTGCCTGCGGCGATTTGTGCTTGAACTAATGCTCTTTGTGCCAAGAAGGCATTTTGAAATGCT